AAGAATTCAAAAGGTATCATATTCTCTAACGTTTCCAAATCATATTTATGATGTTGCATTAGAGAAAAATTCGTTTGATAGTAGGTAGCTAGGCTTTCTCCTCCTATCAGAATCCGAAAAAACTTTGCAGACCTTCCATAGTGATTTCATCTTCACATCCGCATTTTTTGCAAGTCCATTTTACTTTGTGTTTCAGTTTTGGCATTAACTCAAAGAATTTTGTTAGTTTCAAGTATTGATCTTGATTCAAGTTTTCGATGAACTCTAACAATTCTTTCTTTGTGTAATCTTCTTTTTTATAGACATTTTCATTATCAAAAATATATTCGATGCTGTTGATAATAGCATCTGTTGCAACGTCCATCTGATTCTTATTTCCACTAGATTTACTGGCTTCAATTGCCATAGTGACGTTAGGATATTTTAATTTAATGCCGATGCCAGTTGTTTCATCTAGAATAATTTTATCTGTATGATCTTCAGACTTGACAACTTCAACTTCTAATAAGTTTAATTTCTCATCTGTAATGCCATCGCATTCCTGAACATTAGAATTGTAACCAGTTGGATGACGTAATTTCAAATCGATTGTCTCTCCAATTGATTTTGCTCTGAGTCTCATAAAGAAGTACTCTAAGTCAAATGTTGGAATTTCATCTGGATTGATCTTATCAATAGCACAATTATTGATAATTTGTTTAATTGCCAATAAAACAGATTTTTGATCTTCTGATTCCATTGCAAGCAAAAGAATTTTTTGTTCCTTCACTAAGAATGGACGATATTTGACACTTGTTCCTGTTGATGGTAAAGTCAATTCAAATATTGGACTGCTAATTTTTGGTAAAGCCATAGTATTTCTCCGGTAGTTATATTAAAAAAATTTACACATACGTATGATATCTATACGCAAGTGTGACACCAAATCGCTGATAGGTATTAATCTCTTCCCATGTTGCATTCATAGGCGTAATTGCAATTGGATAAACGTGATGACATATGTATGTTATAGCAGGCACTCCAGCGTCAGTAAGCTGAGAAACCTCAAGTTTATTTCCCAAAGCATATTCCGAGTAGAATGAAACAGTTCCAGCCTGTGCGTTATCGCCGGGCTTGACAATAAAATCCATCCATTTCTCAAAGAATTTGCGTTCTTCCATTTTTTCAGAACAAATGATAGACAGTTGAATATCATTGTATGTTGTATCATATGGAAGTTTCAATGATGGTCCTGATCCCATATCATCACTAGTGGCAATTGTTCTTCCTGGTATTTCTGCTTTCTCGCACCTAAATTCAAATGTAGATGCTATTGTAGACAATTGTGGTTGATCTGATCTACCAGTTGTACTAGCTAAAGTCAGTTTAACTCTAAAGTTATTTGGTCTAAGAAGTTTTCCTAATGATGCTCTTAAATTTGATATTGCGTAGTTTGTTGTCATCTTATGCTCTTCCTAATTGTTTGCGTGAATCTTCCCAAACACGACCTGTGTCTGCTTTTCTGAAAGACTCTGTTGGTAGAAAGATAGCAATATCCCATTCGTTTACTTGTATTTCTAAGAATTGAGAACGCACATGACTTCTTAAATATTTCTTTAGCATAGGCTTAAAGAATCTGTACTTAGATGCAGACTGTAAAATAGAGTATGAGATTTTGACTTTTGTTGTGTCATCATATTTTTTGTTTGTTAATGTTGAATACAATGCATTCATTAATTTAGCACGTAGAACTGGCGGCAAGTAATGAAAGTTGATTCCTAAGAATCCATCAGAGTCCATTCTTACTGGAAATATTAATGGAAATGTGTCGTAATATGGTAAATCATTTTTTGTTTTTGGATCATATTTGAATGCGTACATGTATCCAAATTCCATTGACGAAACTTTTCTTGCTTCATCGGTTCTTTTTTCAAAGACTCCTGGAGTTATGTTTGACATTAATTTGCCTGCGGCTGACCTGTACCAATCCCTTGCCGCATTTGTTCTTGCGGGAATTATACCTTGTCTAGCACCTTGAATGAGTATGTTATCGAATATCATACTTCTATTTATCTCAAATCTTTGTCGGTTATGATTTTAAATTCCCAATTTCTTTCAACTGAATACTTTGTTGCCGCTTCCCATTTTGCTTGATTAACACCCCATGTCATTACTTCATTGATGAATCTTCTGGTAGGTTTACCATTAGGTGTGTTTTTTCTAACTGGAGGGCGTGTTTGTATGTCAGGCTTGACTTCAATCAGCACAGATTTGATAATTCCGTTTTTATCTTTATACTTCATCCAGAAATCAACGAAATATCTATGATATCGATTGTCAACAGGAGACACGTAAGGAACAACAACTTCTTCAGAAGACCATTCAAGTATAGAAGGAGTTTCATCACAGTAGACCATGAATCTTCTCTCCAACAAACTACGATATGTAATATTAGTTGGGTTACCTTTGTACTTTTGATAGTTTTTGGGTTTAAATTTACCTTTGTATGACATAAATAGAATAATAGATTTAATAAGGAATTAGAAATATGGCAACGCCATTTGATACGAACGTAAAAACAGGAGCATATCCAGCAGGTGGAACTTTAATTTTTGGTTCCGATTATGGACATTCTAACTTCATAACTCCCATGGCTCGATTTGTATTCTACGATAATTTGGGGGCGTTTAAAGCACCTGGATCACCAACCATATTTATACGTATGGCTGGAGCGTTTCAAAGCGCACTTCAAAATGGATATCAAGAAAGTCAAAACATTTTTGGAGCGCCAACATCAGATGGAGCCATAGCATTTTCATACGCCACCGTTAAGGGTGGAGTTGATGCGCTTTATAAACAATTGGTTGGTGGTGGTGCTGGCGCCGCAGGTTTTATTGGATCTGCTGGTCAGTCGGGAAAAGCACAGTATGAATTTATGACGAGAAAAGTTTTGAATACATTTCAACAATTAATTTATCAAGGACCATCTTTTAGAAGATTCACTTTACCCTTTGTAATGAAACCAACAAGCAAAGAAGAAGCGGAAAAAATGATAGATATCATTAAAACGTTTAGGATTGCGTCATCGGCTAAGGGCGAAGGCAATGTTGGACGTGCAAATGATGTACTAACTGCTCAAGGATCGGACTCCAATTCAGTTGCTAGTGATACTAAACAAACCAAAGAAGAGCAAGATAAAGAATTAGCAGAAAATACTAAACTCACGACAGAACAAATAAATTCTCTTTTTGCTGGAGGAAGTGTAGCAGGCTCATCAAATAGGACATTTAGTTTTGGATATCCAGACATGTGCAAATTTCAAATTCTTTTACAAAGATCACCTAATGGTGCCGATGCAGGTTTAGCAGAAGTTTTTGGTAGTGAATATTGCGTCATAGAAAACGTACAAGTTGATTATGGATCACAAAATAAAATGGTTTTCTTTTCTTCAGATGGCACTGGTGGTAAATATTATCCATCAGAAGTTACTCTGAGTATTGGTTTAAGAGAAACAACATTGCCGCTTGCAGGACAGATTGCAGACGGACAAAGCGGAAACAGGACAATTTTCTAATGAGCATATTCACATACTATCCCAAAATCGCTTATAAGATAGATGACTACAACTATCTAAAAGCAATTGATATCAATATCGTATCAAAAGTAAAAGACTATATTACACAATATAGGTCGATTGGATATACACCATATGTTGTAGGTGATGGAGAAAGTCCAGACTATATCTCATATAAATTCTATGGCAATCCAGGATACGATTGGATCATCTTGTTGACTAACAACATGCATAGCATATATGATGACTGGCCAAGAAACTCTGAGACATTCAAAGAATATATCACATACAAGTACGGCAGTTTACAGAACGCAATGTCAACAACAAAGTATTACTACGATGCTGACAGAAATATAATTGATGTATCAGAATATACACTTTTACCATCAAATAGCAGAAGTCTAGAGACATCTTATGAGTATGAATTACAATTAAACGTAAACAAATCTAGAATTAAAATTTTAAATCCAAATATGATAAGCACACTGGAATCAGGATTAAGATCAATCTTAAGTAAACCGATTGTATAAAATATGAGCGAATATTATTCTCTGCCGTATCCATTCGGAAAAACAACAGATGATGTTGGATTTGAAAATGCAAATTTAACATTAAATACAAAAGATAGAGTACCCAGAGCAATTGGAGGAAATTTTGTAATTAATCAATTGTCTATTGTGACAAGACAAGACTTGCAAATATCTTTATTAGATGCATTTGAAAGTTTAGACATTGATGAAAATACATTCTCATCTGCAATTGTTGGATCGATTACTTTGACTGACCTTGGCGGTGGTATAGAAAAGTTTCAACTTCAAGGTGGTGAAAAATTGTTGATGCAATTTGCTAAACCAAACACAAATGAAATTTTAATTTGGCGTGAAGATTTAATTATCAATAAGATTGGCGCACACACAGTCAATATGGACAGTCTGGGTTCAAGATACATACTGTATTTTTCATCTAGAAGTTTTGTAAATTCGATGAAGAAGAATTTATATAAAAGTTATAAGAATATGTCCATTGCGGCAGCAGTTCGTTCTATTTTCGGTGAAATGTCTTCAAACGATTTGATGTTAGAAGATCCAAAGATAACATTAAATAATCCTTTCATATCTACAGGATTAATGCCACACAAAGCAATTGAAGCAATGGCGCAAAGGTCTTGTTCTAAATCAAAATTCTTTTTGTTCTTTGAAAGATTTTTTCCTGTAGTCGGAACATATGCTGATGGAAAACCATTTGCATCGACACATTTTTTTGGAAGTTATGATAAGTTAGTGGAAGATTCTACCGCAGGTGGTGTTCATAATATAGTTTATAGTCCGAATGAAAACGCTAAAATTGAACCAAGCTATATTCGAACTAAGAGACTAACAAAAAAAGATAACTTTAATCATCTTGAAATGATGTTATTTGGACATTACAATACAACAATCACATCCCTCGATCCAATCAAGAGAAATTCTACAGTAACCAAGGTTGGATATTCAAGAGAAGAGAATGGCACTAAAGATTTTTACACAAACAAACTTATAGATAAAAACAATATCTTTAATACTTACAACGATAACAATGGAGAAACTCCAGGAAGAAAATTAATCTTCTCTTCTCCATACCTCAATGAGTCAATTCAAAGAAGTGAATGGCTACAGGATAATATTTTCGGCAGTTTGTCGAAGAGAATGTTTAAGTTGGAAGTCGATATTCAAGGCGCAACAAACAATATTGGTGCTGGACATATTGTCAATCTCTTGATTCCTAGTTCGCTAGATAAAAAACTTCTACCCGGACAATCAAATCTTCTTAATGATGAATATCACAGTGGCAGATACTTTGTGTCTGGAGTTAAACACAATATCACACTAACAACATATGTCAAAAGATTGGAAT